TCAGGTCGCAATCAGGCCGTGCGTCCGCAATGCAGCGAGGATCGTACCGAGCGCGGCGCGCGCCTCGGCGTCGACCGTCGCACCGCCCACGGGCGCAGCGATCGCCGGCTGTTGCGCGGCGACGACCTGGGTTCCGGCGAGCACGAGCCGGTCGCCGGCGATCGTGCCGACGCCCCAGACAGTGCCGTCGAAGCGCGCAAATGCGCCGTCCGCGATGCTCCATACGGTCCCCGGGCCGGGCAGCGACGAACCGCCAGCCATCGCTGGTCCAGCCGGCAAGCGCCTTCGCCTGTCCCATCCAGGCGGCGGTCGGCGTCGTACCGACGATCCAGCAGGTACCTGCGGTCGGACTCGCCGGCGGCGTGTCGAGCCCGACTGCTGCGACCGCCGCCTGCACCGCGAGGTCGAGCAAGGCGAGCGCTTCGTTATGGGACATTTCCTTCTGCGCCTGGCCAATCTGCAGCAGCGGCAGGGCAAGGCGGGCGGTGGCTTCGTCGCTCATCGGGCTCTCCTTCATCCGATCCAGTCTGGAATCGTGATCGACGTCGCCGCCGATTCGCCATGTGCGCCGACCTGCCGCACGGCGAGCGTCACCCCGCCCGCGCGGTCGGCGCGCGCGAGCGTGAGGTTCGCCGCATCGGTATCGATGCTGCGGGTCGCGCCACCCGAGCTCAGCGTGATGCGATAGGCCTCGCGTTCCTCGCCGAGCGGTACGTCGACCCCGTCGATCCAGCGCCAGCCCTGCCGGCTGCGGCGCGTCCAGGCGATCGTGGCGGTGCCGTCGCCGACCTCGCGCCAGGCCAGCTGCACCGGCGACGGCGGCACGACCGACGCGCCGGCCAGGACGACGCGCGTCTCGACCGGGCCGGCCGTGTCGCCCGTGCCGGTCGCGAGGATCCGCAATTCGGTGCCGAGCGCCGCCAGCGGCAGGTCGAGCGACACCGCGCTGTCCGTCTCGACCGCCACGAAACGGTCGCCGATCGCCTGGCAACCGATCGCCGCCTCGGTCGCCCGCCGGCCGCGCCACAGGCCCGACAGGCGCCAGCGCGTCGGTGCGATCTGCTCGGCGGTGCCGAACTGGAGCAGCTCGTCGCCGACCAAAGCGAGATTGGCGCCGGCGTCGAGCGCATTCGCATCAGCACCCGCCAGCGTCATGTCGGCATGGAGCAGATCGATCTCGAAGATGTCGCTGCGGTCGGCGATCTCCGCGCCGGCCGCGCCCGGCACGCTTGCGAGCGTCCCGATCGTCCCCGGGGCGGCGGTCGATCCCGCCGACGTCCAGCGCATGCCGCCATCGGTGCTGTAGAGCAGCGCCGCGCGCCGCCAGCCCGGCGCGGTGCCCGCCGCGACGATCGTCACCCGCGGCGCATCGAGCAGGCTGTCGTCGAGCGGCAGCCCCTCGAACGCCTGCAGCACGGTCGTCCCGCTCACCAGATCGGGCGCGGCGAGCGAACGGCCCGCGCTCGCCGCCACCGGCAACGTCCCGCTTGCAAGGCGCACGCAGTCGAGCGACAGCACCATCGCCTCGAGCGACCAGGCGGTCACACGCCAGATGCCGGGCACATCGGCGATCGTCACGCAGGCACCCGGCAGCAGGTCGATCGCATCCCAGCCGAGCGTGACCGTCCGATGTTCCCGCGCGGCCTCGGCACGGCTGAGGATCGCCTCGGCCATCGTCTTGGCGGTGCCGGCATCGATCGCGGCGGGCATCGCGACGCTCTGCTCGGTCGTGCCCGCGCCGGGGCGACGCGCCTGCTGCAACCCGGTTTGATAATCGCTGGCCGGGTCGTAATGCGTGAGCGTCACTTGGCGCGGCACGGTCTCGAGCGCGGCGATCGCACGGCCGTGCTTGCCGGGACTTGCGCCGTCTGCGGTTATGTCGCCATCGTCGATCGCGCGTTCAGGGGTGTTGCCGGCGCGCATCCGCAGCGATCCACCATCAGGCGCAAACCACGCTCCGCCGGCAACGCTCAGCGTGTCGAGCACCGCACCGACACTGTCGCCATACGCCGCGAAACCGCCGAGCGATTGCGTCGCCTCCGCACCTTCGACCAAGCCGCCAGAGATCACCTGCGCGATCCCGCCGACGGTCGGCGTCGTGCTGTCGGCGACCAGTTCGAAGGTCAGCGATGGGATGCGATTACCGAAATCGGCAAGCTGGAGCTGCTCGAACACCGCATATGCGATGCCGCGATGCGCCGGGGTCAGGCTCGCCCCTTCGGCAGAGGCGATCAGCGGATCCACAGCCTGGTCCTCGCCGCCGAGATACAGCCGGAACCCGGTCGAGCTCTTGAAATCGCCCGCGGCCCCGCGCAACAGGTTGCCGTCGGCCCAGATCCGGCCGACACCCTGGATCGGCCGCCCCGACAGCGCCACTGCGAACGAGGCGGAATAGCTATAGGTCGTCGTGCTCGGCTGACCCTTGCCGCCGCTCTGCGTCGCGCGGCTCTCGATCAGATCGGTCGACCAGATCACGCAGCCACCGATCCGCATCGTGCCGAACACCTGCTGCAGCTCGGTGCCGTAGCTCGATGTCTGCACCTGCAGCGTGGCGAGGCGCGGGCCCTCTACGCCTTTGGGCTTGAACAGCACGTCGCGGTCGATTGCGCTCCCGGCGATCGCGCCGAGCGCGCCGCCGATCGGCCCACCGAGCACGGTGCCGACTGCGGTCAGCAGGAGCGTCGCCATCTCAGATCTCCTTCACCCGCCAGCAGCCGATCAACGGCCAGGGCGCCGGCCCCGGCCGCTCGACCACGCGGCGGAGCAGCGCATCGGCATGGACGAGACCGCCGCGGACGAGCACCGCCATATGGAATTGTGCCGGGCCGGCCGCGAACAGCGCGAGGTCGCCCGGTTGCGGGATTTCCCCACGCACCAGACCGCTCGCATCGAGCCGCACCGCGAACGTTTCGGCATCACCGCCGCGCAGGGGATAGTCGGCAGGAATTGTACCCGCGAACCCGCCGGCGCGCATCGCCAGCGCGGCGAGCCCGACGCAATCGAGCCCGAACGCCGGATCGCGACCGTGCAGACGGAACCGCGCCCCGACCGCGGAACGGGCAGCGGCGATAACGCAGTCGGTCGCTTCCACTTTGTCCTTCTTGCTTCCCCGGCGAAGGCCGGGGCCCAGGAGTGGCCGGCCAATCGGCAAGTGCTGCGCTCCGTTACCTCGGCCTTCGCTACTGGACCCCGGCCTTCGCCGGGGAAGCGCAAACGGAAACGCCCGCTCATGCGCCCGGATAGCGCGTCAGCAGGTCGATCCCCGGCAAATACGGTTCGCCGCGAAAATTCACCGCGTTGGTGAACCGCGCCGCGCAGGTGGCGAGGCTATTGTCGCATCCCTCGATCAGCTCGACGAGGTCTCCCGCCGCCACCGGCAGCGCCGGCGCGCTGCGCAGCGTGACATTCATGCCGTCGGACAGAGCGATCGCACTCACCAAGCCGGAATTCGCGCCGCCGAACCAACGCAACAGCCCGGCGCCATAGACGTTGGCGTCCGGCTCGGCGGAGTCGAGCGCGACCACCCGGTCGGTACAGGCAAGCACGCGCGCGAAGCGCCGCCGCCCGGCCATCGCCACGCGGCAGCGCGCGTCGCCGAGTTCGGCGCGGCATTCGGGCGAGGTCGCCTCGACCACCGGCGGGTCGAGCGCCGCGCTGCTACCGCGCAATTCGGCGGTGAAGCCTCCGCGATCGGTCTCGACCGCGCCGATCGTCCCCTCGCCGAGCGCGACGGTCGCCGCGTCCGCGCCGCTCCAGTCGGCCGCGAACAACCGCACCCGCGCACCGTCCCAGCGGCCAGCGGTCAGGTCGGTGTCGGAGATCGCGCTGCTGGTCAGCGCGCCCGTGATGTCCATCGTGTCGGCGTCGAGCCCGTCGCTGCGCTTGATCGCGGACGGCGTCATACCCGGCGCGGCGGCATGGACGATGCCGTCGATCACGAGGTCGCGGTCGTGATCGGTCAGCCCGATCGCCACGCCATCGCGCCGCTCGATCCGCCAGCAGAGCGTGATCGTGGTGAGGGGGGCGGTTAGGAACGACATGGGATTCTCCAAACTCCCTCTCCCTGCGGGAGAGGGAAGGGGCCCGCTCGGCGAAGCCGAGTGGGAAGGGTGAGGACTGTTTCAGACCCTGCCCTCACCCGACCGCGCTGCGCTCGGCCATCCTCCCCCGAAGGGAGAGGGATTCTGTGTTACTCCCGCACCTCCACCAGCGGCACGCTCGTCGCGCTTCCCGCGAGAAAGGTCGCGCGCGAGACGCTGAGCGTATCCTCGGCGAACCGCACCGGTACATCGAACAGGAACCCTGCGGTCACCGCCACGCCCGTCGCCGGCGCCACGTCGAGCTCGACATAGCCGCCGTCCACCACAGAGAACGCCGTCGTCTCGGCCCCGCCGACGGCGACGCGCACCGTCCCCGCGACGGGCCGCGTGATCCGGCGCTGCATCGCGCCGTACAGCTTCACCAAAGCGAACCGCACGGTCACCCCGTCGCCAACCCCGAGCACCTGGTCGGTCGCACCGAAGCTGTCGCCACCCGATGATCCATCGAACGGATCGTTGAAGCGGAACCCCCGCGCCGGCCCCATGCGCGCGCGGAAGAAGGCAAGCAGCGTCGCGACATCGGCCTGCGAACGCACCCCCGGTGCCACGTCGTAGCGCGTCCGCGCCTGCGCCCAGCTGGCGTTGCGCCGCTCTTCCCCGCCCGCGCTCGTCACGATCGCGGTGGAGAAGCCCGGCGTCACCTCGGCCTCGCGGCCGAGCGCCAGCGGGAACAGTATGTCGTCGAACGCGTCCATATCGTCCTCCATCCTGTCGAAATGCACGAACCCGTCGCGCAGCACCTGCGGCAGCGCCCAGACGAACGCGCGCGCCAAGCAGCCGGTGAGCGCGGCTTCCGCCGCCGCATCCACGTCGCGCCAGTCGGCGACCTGGTCGGGCCGCAGCACGAACCCCGAGAAATAGTGCGTGGCGGCATCGGCATAACCGAGCCGTGCCTGCGCGGCTGCGATGGCGCGTGCGGTCGCCGCCTGATTGCCCGCCACGACGAAATCATAATCCTCGAGCTGCAGCACGTCGAACGCCGGGTGCGCCCAGCCGAGCGGCACATTGGCGCGCGCAAGCTCGGGCGCATCGGCGGCGAGCACAGTCGGCAGATAGATCAGCAGATGCGTGACGACCATGGGCGCGGCCGCCTTCACCGCCGCGAGCAGCGCCGCGGTCGAGGCCGCGAGCAGGACGCCGGCGGCATCGAGCAGCGCCCTTTGCGCATCGGTCGTCACCGCGTGCACGTCGGCGATCTCGACCGGGCTCCCGCCGAACGCCGCCTTCGCCGCAGTGTCGTACAGGCACGGCCGGCCATCGGCCATCGTCCACCACCACGGCTCACCGATCTGGAGCCTGGGAGCGAGCCCGGCGGCGACGGCAAGCTGGATCACCGCGCTCGCGACCTGCTGGAGATACGCCATTGCTCCCGACGACGCCGGGGACAGCAGCGTCGAGGGCGGATCCCAGCCGGTCTGCGCGGGGCTGCCGTCCCAGGCGCGCTGCTTCCAGTCGTTCCAGCAATAGGCGTCGAGCAGTTCGTAGCTGACCGACCAGATCACGTCATAGCCCAGCGCATGCGCCCGTTCGGCGAAGTCGCGCTGCCACGCCGCGGCCGCGACGTTGAGCACGCCACCCGCAAGGCTTGCATAGAAGCCGCCCGCAACGGCCTCGAGCCGCATGTAATGGCTCATGCCGAGATAATGGACGATCGACCCGCGATAACCGAGTTGCAGCGCGTTCCGCAGCAGCCGCGCAGGCGTGAGATTGTAGCTGTCGTCATAGCCGCTCGCCACGCCGAGCGCGTGCTCGGGCACCACCACGTCGCCGATCGCCAGCACCGCGCCGCTCCCCGAACAGGCGATGTCGCTCAATTCGACCCACGCCTCGACCGGCGCGGCGAGCGGCGTCACCGTGCCCGCCACATAGCCCGGCGGTACCAGCGACACGAACATCCGGTCGATATCGCCAGCCCACACCGGATCGGCCTCACCCGGCAGCAGGAAGCCGCCGTCGAGGGTCACGAAATCGAGGCTGACGCTCGCATCTTCGGGCGATCCCACCGCATAGTTCCACAGCCGCACATACCAGGCGCGGGCTGTTCCCGACGCATCGCGCCCCTCGATCGTCAGCACCGGACCATTGACCGCATCGAGCGCGATCACGCCGCTGGAACGCCAGTGGAAACGCAGCCGACAGGTGCGAAAATCGCGCGCCGTCTCATAGGCCAGCAGCGGATGGTCGTGCGTATCCTCCGCCTCCCAGATCAGCCCGGCGAGATCGCCCTGCGTGTAGAACACGGCATCGACGCGCAGCGCATCGGGTGCTGTCGTCGTGACCGCCACCATCATCGGGCGCGGAAAGTTCACCGTCCAGAAGCGCGGATCGAAGCGCGTGATGACGCTCGTCGCCTGGACGGTGCGCGTCTGTGCGAGCCAGAAGGACATGGCCTCTCCTTAAATCCCTCTCCCTGCGGGAGAGGTCGGGTGAGGACAGCGCACCTCACCGGCGTGCGCTGTCCTCACCCTTCCGCGGCTTCGCCGCTCCCTCCCTCTCCCGAAGGGAGAGGGACTTATTGCAGCGCCGCCTTCACCGCGCGCGCGACCTGCCGGCTCGAAGCGGCGAGCGTCTTCGGCGCATCCGCCCCGCCCTGCACGGTGATCGAAACGCGCACGTCGCGCGCCGACCCCGCGCCGCCCGCCGCGACCACGCTGCCGCTGGACGTCGGCACGAACAGTTCGGGTCCCTGCTCGCCGACCAGATAAGGCCGCATCGGCGAGACCGGCCCGCCAGTCGCGCGACCCGGCGCGCCGGCGACGAGCGCGGTCAGCGCGCCGAGCAACCCGCCGTCCGACCCGCCCGAGCCCGTCCCGAACAGCGCGCCCAGGCCGCTCTTGACCGCCGCCGCGGCGATATCGTCGAGCACCCCGAGCGCGACCTTGCCGAAATCCTGAAAGCCGAGGCTCCCGCTCGTCAGCGCCTTGGCGAGCGCGGTCTCGATCGTCTGGCCGGCGCGGTTGACCGAGGTGGTGAGCGGCCCGTCGAGACTCGCGCGCATCGTATCGACGTCACGCGAGAAGCCGGCCGTATCGACGCGCACGCCGACCAGCAGCGTTTCGATCTCGTCACCCATCGGGAAAGGCCTCCTGCAAGCGTTGGAGCGTGGCCGCGTCCGGCGGCCCTGTCCGGTCGTTGCCAACGAGCGCGCTTACGATCGCGGCGAGTTCGGCGGGCGTCGCGCGCCAGAAGGTATCGGGCGACCAGCCGAGCAGGACACCGGCAAGACCGGCGAGGCGCGCGGCGGCATCGGTGTATGTCGCGCTCACCGCCCGCTCAGGATTTGCCCGAGCAGCACGCGCAGTGCGGGCGTCGCCTGGGCGAGGCCGCTCGTTACCACCGCCTCGCCCAGCATTTCGCGCGTCAGCGCCGCTGGCGCATCATGCCGACAGTGCCAGAAGAGCCCGACCAGTTCGCCTAGCGACAGCGCCCCCGCCGCGGCGCGTTCGACCAATGCGAACAGCGGCCCGAGCTCACCCTCCGCGGCGACGAGCGCGGCAAAGCTCGGGCGCAGCACGATCGTCTCGCCCGCCACGCGCAGGCTCGCCTCGCCCCGAACAGGATTGGCGCCGCTCATGCCGCGACCACCGGCCCGGAACTCTCCAGCGCGAGCGTGTACGAGCGCTCGCCATTGTAATCGCCGGCATAATCGAGCCGCGTCAGCAGGAACTTGCCCGACAGCGTCTCCCCGCTCTCGAAACTCAATTGATAATCGTCGAGCGCACCCGACAGCGCATTGCCCTTCACGCGCAGCTCGGCGGCGGAGCCGGTGAAGACGCCCGCCGCCGATACGCTGACCTGGCGCACGCCCGCGCCCGACAGCAATTCGCGCCACGCGCCCGAATCCTTCGACGTCACCGTGACCAGTTCGCCGGTCACCGACAGCTGCGTCGTGCGCAGCCCCGCCACCGTCGTGTAGACGAGCGGACTCGCTCCATTGCCGACCTTCAACAGGAAGGCGCTACCGCGTTCTGCACTCATGATGTTCTCCTGAAATTAGACCGCCAGCATCCGCACGCGATACTCGACGCTCATCGACCAGCGTCCGGCCGGACCGCCGCCGAGGCGCGTGCGCACCAGCACCAGACTCGCGATGCACCAGCCGCCCAAGTCACCGGGCAGGCCCTCGATCGCCGCACCGACGCTGTCGGCCAGCGCCTGCACCCGCGCGGGGCTGTCGCCGACGTCGCGGAGCGTGACCTGCAACCGCACTTCGCGCCCGACGCGATCCTTGACGCTCCAGTCGAGCCCGAGCAGGTCGCCCAGCTCGGCATAAGGCGGCGTCGCCTTGACCGGTGCGCCCGGATACACGCCGTTCAATCCGGCGACCCCGCGCAACGCTGCGAGCGCGGCCACCTGCAACGCGCTCTCGCCGCTCATGCGAGGAGACTCGCGATCCAGCGGAGCCGCGGATCGTCGGGCGCGATGCGTCCGGTCAGCACCACGTCGTCGCCGTCGATCGCCACGGCGACGCCGGGCAGGTCGGCGCGCAACACGCGGGCGACGCGCAGCCGCGCCCGGTCGGCCGCCGCGACGCCCGCGGCCACGCCGCGCGCTTCGACATCGCTCAACATGGCGCGGCTCCGCTCAGCGCGACGCGCCGGAACGGCCGCCACAATGCGGTGATCGCGCTCGGCGGCGCCACGTCCGCATCGCGCGCGTCGAACAGATAGGCGGCGAGCAGCGCCACACCCTGGCGGATCGGTTGCGGCAGATCGGCCCAGGCCGTCGCGATTCCTGCCGTATAGGTCACGACCACCTGCCGCACAGCCGTGTCCCGCACGCGGACCCAGCCGTCGCCTCCCGCATCGATGTCGATCGCGAACGCATCGCTTGCCAGCGCGGCGCCAGTGGGTGTGGTGACGCCCGTGATCGCACCGACCGGCGCAGCCCCGAGCCGCTGCCACGCCGCACTCGCCGGGATCCGCTCGCTGAGCGTGCGCGCGATCGTCACGGCGCCCAGGAACTGCTCGGCCAGCCCCAACGCACTCTCGGCAAAGGCGGCGATCAGATCGTCCTCCTCGTCGTCGCTCACGCGCAGCACCGCCTTGACCGCCGCCACCGCGAGCGCACGATCCCCCTCGCCGAGCGTCACCACGCCCGGGCCATTGTCCTCGATCATGTTGGGATCTCCGCTAAATCTTCTGCGCGCGCACCAGCCAGCGCCGCGCGAGGCTGGTCGGCACCGCCGCCGTTCCGCCGCTCACCGCCGTCACCACGTCCTGGGTCGATCCGTCGTCGAAGCCGTAGCGCACGGTGACCGATCCATCGGCCACGCCATGCGCGCCCCAGTCGAGCGTCAGCGCATCGGCGGCGCGCGTGGCGGGTCCGCCCGCCGTGACGATCCGCGAACTCGCGACCGTGCCGGGCTCGAACTGGATATCGGTCAGGTTCAGTCCGCTGACGCCGTCGCCGGCATAGGCGCCGTTGACCGTCGCACTCGCGGTCAGCATCATCGACGGCTTCCCGCTCGCGGTCGCAGCCGGTGCCGCGCTCGCCCAGCACAGCCACGCACCATTATCGAGCGCGATCGTCCCCGCGGTCGCGTTGGGCATGACGGTGACCGCGCCGGTCGCCAGATCGAAGATCGCATAGGTCATGACCGTGAAGGCCGGGGCTGCGCCCAACCACAGCACCAGATAGCGTTTCGCCGAGCCGCTGCGTTCGGAGGCGATCGCGCTCAGCGTGACCGGCGCGCCCGCGGTATAGGGGACGGTGCTGGTCGCCGCGCGGACCTGATGCGCCGCGGACGCGCCGAGCGTCTCGACGAGACTGCCGCTCGTGCCGCCGACATTGACGCGGCTCCAATAGGCGTTGGTCCAGTCGGCGCTGTACGACAGCGCATTGCTCGAGGCGGGCTCGAGCAACAGCCCGCGCAGACGCCCGCCGCGATAGTCGAAGCGCGGCGTATCGGCCGCGACGCCGACGATCGCGCCGCTCGCATCGGTCATGGTCGCCGCCGACGCACGCGCGAAGGTCGCGCCGGGCGGGAGCATGCCGCCGGAGAAATCGAATGCGGCCGGCACCGCGCCACGGCGATTGACGACGAAACGCGGGCCGAAGCCGATCGCATGCATCAGTACAGGACCAGCATGTCGGCGGCGGTGGTGCCGGTCGCACGGACATATTGCGCGCGGAACGGCAGGATCGCGCCCGCCGGCACCGCCTTCCACAGCGTGTCGGCGCTGGCATTGACGCCGCGCATCACGATGTCGCCGGCGGTGCCGACGTATAGCGCCTTGGGGATATCGACGAGCGCGACCGTGTCGCTGGGCGTGACCGCGAGCGCGCGCGTCGCGGGGGCCGACACCTGGTCGGCAGAACTCGAAAAGGCGTCCATCTGTGATCTCCTTGCTCCCTCTCCCACCGGGAGAGGGAAGGGGCCCGCTTGGCAAAGCCAGGTGGGAAGGGTGAGGACAGTTCGGCCCCTGCCCTCACCGTTCCATCGCTTCGCTGTTCTCCCTCTCCTGCAGGGAGAGGGAGTTCATCAGCTTGCCGCGAACTTCAGCAGCTTGATCGCCTCGCTGTTCGACACGCAGCCGCCGATCCGCTTGGTCGCGTAGAAATTGACGAACGGCTTGTTGCTGTACGGGTCGCGCAGGATCACCGTCTCCGAGCGTTCGGCGATGAGATAGCCCGCCTTGAAATTGCCGAACGCGATCGCGCAGGTATTGGCGGCGATGTCGGGCATGTCCTCGGCCTCGATCACCGGATAGCCGAGCAAGGTGGCGGGCGTGCCGGCGACCAGGCTCGGCGACCACAGGAACTGGCCGTCGCTGGTCTTGAACTTGCGGATGCGCGCAAGCGTCGCTGCGTTCATCACGAACACCGCGCCCTGGCGGTAGGGCCCGCGCAAGCTCTGGATCAGGTCGATGAGCTTGTCCTGCGGGCTGGTCGGGAAGTCGCCCGCGACGCCGCTCGCGAGATATTGCAGCGTGCCGAAGCTGCGCGTCGCGTCGCTCGTGCTTGCGGTCGGCGCCTGGAGAAAGCCCTTGGGGCGGCCGACGCCCGATCCGTTGACGAACGCGGCGCCCTCGGCCTGGGCGAATTCCATCGCGATCTCGCCCGCGAGCCACGCCTCGACATCGAACGCGGCATCGTCGAGCATCGCCTGGCTCGCGCTCGGATTGGCGTAGAGTTCGCCCATCGGCGGGGCGATCTCGGCGAAGGTCGGCGTGCCCGTGCCCGACCGCGCATCGGTCTCCGCCGCCCAGCCCGAGGGCGTACCGCCGGTGGTCACCAGCTTGCGATAGCCCGCCGAGCCGACCGTCACGACATTGGCGACGCTGCGGATCGGCGAGATGCTGTCGAGCGTCTGGTCGATCAATTGGTCGATCTCGGCGGGGATGGCATAGCCGCCCGAATCGCCGGTGACGCCGGTAAAGGCCTTCATCTCGACACTGGCCCCCGCCCGCAGGAACCCTTCGAACGCCGCGCCCGCGGCGGGGCGCGTTCCGGCCAGCATCGGCCGCTGCACCGCGCCTGTCATCTCCTGCGCCTCGAAGCTCGCCTCGAGCGCATCCACCGTATCGGTCATGTCGGTCTCCTTGGTTGAAAAAACTCCCTCTCCCTCTGGGAGAGGGAAGGGGCCCGCGCCGAAGGCGTGGGAAGGGTGAGGACAGTCCGCGCCAGACCCTGTCCTCACCCTTCCGCGGCTGCGCCGCTCCCTCCCTCCCTCTCCCGCAGGAAGAGGGAAAAAGAAAAGGGCGCCGCTCTCGCGACGCCCTTTCCGGAGTTCGAAGATACCGCTGGTCACGGCATCAGGATGGCGATCACGCCTGCGCGACATTCTCCGCGCGCGGGCCCTTGGGGCCCTGGCCGACGTCGAACGTCACCTTCTCGCCCTCGCGCAGATCCTCGTAGCGCACGCCCTGCACGCTCGACATGTGGAAGAACATGTCGTTGCCGCTCGCGTCGGCGATGAAGCCGAAGCCCTTGTCGGTCAGTCGCTTGATGGTGCCTTCAGCCATGGTCGTGTTCCTCGTCCGCGCGCGGCCGCCCGGGAATGGGAACCAGGTCTGGAGCCGGGGCCATAGCAGGTCCTTGGACCATATGCACTCGCGCCGCCGGCTGCATCGGCTGCGCGACGAGACTGACCTCGACCAGATCGAGCGCGGTCAGCTCGCGGATGCGGCCCTTTCGCGCGGCGAGCGTGCGATATCCGATCGACAGGCCCGCCACCGCCCCGTCGCGCACGAGGCGCGCGAGCCGCGCATCCTCGAGCCGCCCGATCACGCGCAGCCCCGTGTCGTCGGTCGCGATCCGCTCGATCGTGCCGACCGGATTCCCGCGATGCTGCCACAGCAAGGGCACCGCCGCGGGCATCTTCGCAAACGCACCCCCGCGGATCACATCGCCGCCGCGATCGACCTTGTCGAACACCGCGGCATACCCTGCAAAACGGACCGGTGGGTCGGCGCTCACTTCACCCAATCCCAGAAGCCCAGCCGTGCGGCGAGCCCCGTCAGCACCAGCGCGCACGCGATCCGCACCACCCAGCCGAGCACCGCTTTCCACACCGAGCGCTTGGCGTCGCGCCACGCGCCGAGCAGGTCGCGCAATTCGGCCATGTCCTTGGGCGCCGCCGCATCGTCGAGCCCCAATCGCGCCAGCGCGCGCGCCGCCGCCAGCTCTCCCGCCTCCTCGGCGATGCCGCGCAGCGTGGTGAGGTCGGCGCCTTCGGCACGCCCTTGCGCGATCAGCTGCGCGAGCACCGCCCCGCTCATGCGACCGGCTCGGCAATGCCCAGCATCGCGCGCTTCTCGTCGTTCGACAGGAAGTCGGCCGTACCGACCTGCGTCCACAGCAACGCGCGATCCTCGGCGAGCGCCGGCACGCGGTCGAGATCGACGCGCAAGGCGGCCCCCTCGAACCAGCCCGCCAGGCCTTGCGACACGCCGGCGAGGATCGTCCCCGCCAGCGGCAGGATCGTCGCGCGCCAGAGCGCGCGGCTCGCTTCCTTGTAATTGGCATAGGTCGCATCGCCCGGCAGCCCGAGCAGCATCGGCGCGACCCCGAAGGCGCACGCAATCTCGCGCGCGGCGGCATCCTTCATCGTCGCGAAATCCATGTCGGCGGGCGAGAGGCTCAGCGCCTGCCACTTCAACCCGCCTTCGAGCAGCATCGGACGGCCCGCATTGCGCGCCCCGGCGAAACTCGCCTCCATCTCGGCCTGCAGCCGATCGAACTGGTCGCGCGACAAGGTCGAGCCGTCGCCGGGATCGTAGACCAGGGCGCCCGATGGCCGCGCGGCATTGTCGAGCAATCCGGTGTTCCATACCGCCGCGGCATTGTGCAGCGCGATCGCGCCGGCCGCGCCGGCGAGACAGCCGAGACCATAATGGTCGTCGAGCGGATGAAAGGCCTTGATATGCACCAGTTGCGGACGCGGATCGTCGGCCAGCAGCAGCACCGAATTGGGCCCCACGGTGTAGCGATAGGCGACCGGCCAGCCGCCGGCATCGGCCTCCACCGTGACGCGGTCGGGACGCAGCGCGAACAATTCGGCGACGTTGCCGCGGGCATCGGTCAGCACCTGGACATAGGCATTGCCGTGGAGCAGCAGGTTCGCCGCGAGCGTCGCGGTCAGGGCCTGCCCGGCCGAGCGCGCCTGCACCAGCGGCACCAGTTCGAAAGTACCGGCGAGCGGCGCATCACCGACCGCGTCGGCCACCAGCCGCACGGCGCGCTGGGCGATGGCGTTGCGCAGATACAGCGCGCGAACCTGCTGATCGTAGCTCGCCGGCACGCCGGTGCCGCCCTCCACGAAGCGCGTGCGCCGCACCTCGAGCGCCGGACGCGACTCCTCGCGCCCGGCCTTCCAGCCGAACAGTTTCATGAGTGTCTCCTTCTTCCTCCCCTTCAGGGGAGGGGCTAAGCGAGGTCTACCCGCGCACCGCGAACCAGATCACATGGCGCGGCCCCTTGCCGTTCTGGCGCGCCTTGACGACGACTTCCTCGACCGCGAACCCCGCGGCCTTCAACCGCGTCACGAAGCGTGCGTCCGGTCCCGCCGACCACACCGCCAGCACGCCGCCGGGGCGAAGCGCGGCGCGCGCCAGCGCCAGCCCGCGCGGGGCATAGAGCCGGTCATTCTCGGCCCGCACCAAGCCGTCCGGGCCGTTATCGACGTCGAGCAGGATCGCGTCATACGTCCCCGCCCCATCCGCGATCGCGGAGGCGACATCGCCTTCGAACACCACGGTGCGCGGGTCATCGAGGCACCCGTCCGCCACCGCCGCCATCGGTCCGCGGGCCCAGGCGAGGATTTGCGGCACCAGTTCGGCGACCACCACCTCCGCCTTGGGCCCGAGCTGCCCGAGCACGGCACGCAGCGTGAAGCCCATGCCATAGCCGCCGATCAGCACGCGCGGGTGCGCTACCTTCGCGATCCGATCGCACGCCAGCAGCCCGAGCGCCTCTTCCGAGCCGTTCATCCGCGTGCTCATCAATTCGTTGCGATCGACCACGATCATGAAGTCGCCGCCGCGCCGGTACAGCGTCATCGCGTCGCCGCCGGGGATCTGCGCGGTATCGATCAGCTCTCGCGGCACCATCGTCTCATCCCTTGCACCGCCGTGGTGACCTGCGCTTAGCGCGCCGACCGGCCATCGCGCAAAGCCGTCTTTGGGTTGCGGAAAACGCACAAAGCCGCCGGTCGGCTAACGCCCAATTATGGCCGTTCGAGCAAATTCGCGCCGGTCAGCATAGCGGTCGTTCCTGAAAGCCGATCTTGGCAGCGATGCGTTTTTGGTCTCCACAGGATATCGAACGGAATCATAACCCGATGTTGCCCAAACCCCTGCTTGCCTTGGTGGCACTGATCGCGACGCCTTTGCTCGCCGCATCTGCACCTCCACATGAGGTTGTGCGGGAGCAGCGGAGCTTCTCGGTCAAGGGTGTGAAGGAAGTCTGGCGGCTGATCTGGCGCGGCTCGCCAAGCGACAGCAACAGTTGCGGCCCGGCAGACCCCGACATGGCGATGACCTGCCCATGCAGTGGCGTTGCCTATGCTCAGGTGGGCGACCTGATGCTGGAGCGCGAGCATCCCGGCGCATCGTCAGATCGCATGCCGCTAACCCCCTTATTCGCCGGCTCGGACATGGTATTCGACAAAAAAGGCCCGGTAGCGATGCTGCCCCGCTGGCCGACCGAGCTGCGCGACATCGACCACATCACCACGTCCGCTGTCATACGCAGCCGCCCTTCCGTGCCGATCATGCAGCTTAGGGATTACAACCACGACGGGATCGCCGGGGAATTCCTGCTTCAGATCGATACACTTCCGTGCGGCAAGCATGTGCTCGTGGCTATCGGAATCACGCGCGACAATCTCCACCTCCATGCCCTGACAAGTGCTGAGCACCCGGAGCGACCGCTAGCGCTTTTTCAATGGCAGTGGGACGCGCTGGCGCGCAGCCCACGCCCCGGCGAGGTCATGGACTGGCCATGTGGCGACCACGGCGCGGAGGAAGAAACCAGTATGGTCCTCAAGACCGACGGCGGCCGCATGCACGCTACCCGCGTCACCAGTACCTGCCCCGACACGATAGACGCGAAGGGCAGCGGGTTTCACCATGACGAGCACTTCCTCAAAAGGGTGCTTAAGCGCGAGATTATGTAGTCATTCAAACCGCATGGCACGCATACCAACCGGCAACTTAGACGGTTCGCCCTCTCGAAAGCCGCCGTTCCGTTTTCCACCACCTACCGCCGTCGCCATTGCCAGTGCGTGCGTTGCGCCTGAAAGCTGCCCTTCCTCATAGGATTGCGTTCGGATAGCTTGCCATATGCGGATCGCAGCCATTCAATGTCCGCCGATCGCCGACGACGCATCCAGAGCTTGCGACGCCATCGTTCAGCGCCTCCGCTGGGCAGAGGGAGAGGCGATCGATCTCCTGATTTTCCCCGAAGGTTTTCTACTGGGACACTCCTATGATCGCGACACGATCCGCCTTCGCGCTCTCGTAGCCACAGAAACCGCTTTAGCGAAGTTGTGCGAGCGTGTTGCGACCTCCCCGGTGTCACTCGTCGTTGGGGCCTTTGAGGCAGCTCATCATCAGATTTTCAATAGCGCGTTGGTCATCGAAGATGGCCAGATCGTGGGGCGCTATTCCAAGGCCTACCCAAACGAGCCCGGTGTGAGCGCGGGCAACGACTTTCCCACCTTTGTCAGATCGGGCGTCCGCTACGGCCTGAATATCTGCAACGATGCTAATCATGCTGATGCTGCCGAGAAGATCGCACGCCAAAACGCCGATCTAATCATTTACCCGCTCAACAACCTGTTGCTTCCCGCGACGGCAGACCGTTGGCGTGAAAAGAGCCTCGCGAACTTGATCGATCGCGCTCGCCAGACCGGCTGCTGGATTGCATCATCAGACGTTACCGGGGCTTTCGATGGTCACCTGAGCTATGGATGCACCGCTATCGTGACCCCCGGTGGCGAAGTGGTCGCGCGCGTGCCGGAACTGACCGAAGGGGCCGCAATCTATGACGTGCCGAAGCGCCAGCTTTACCAGAAAAACTGTTGAAACCCGCCGTTCCGTTACCCACCACGTTCAGACATCCCTGTTCCGAGCCCAGCGGCCCTTTTCACAACGCCCGCACCCGCGCCGCCTTGCGCTTGGCGAGCAGCAGTTCGGTGAGCGCCCAGACCAGCGCATCGGCCCGGTCGGGCGAGCGACCCGGCCCCTCATAGCCCCCGCCGATGACGAAGCCGCACAGTTCCGCCTCCAGCTGCGGGAACGCCCCTACATGGCTGACCTTGCCGCTTTCGTAGAGCGTGGCGACCGGTTCGGCGCGCGCGACCTTGCCGGCGCGGGCATGGACCAGCGCCAGCGGCAGTGCCGTTTCGGCGGCGAGCAGCACGTGGCGGACCATGTCGCCGCCCTGGTTCTTCTCGGCGATCACGCGGTCGGCATTGTGGCGCTCGGCGCACGCGGCGACCGCGCGCGCCCAGCCCTCCGGCGAGAGACCGCGGACGCTCGCATCCTCGAGCACATAGCCGCGCCCGTCACGCCCGAGCGCCACCGCGACGATACCGCACGCATCGCCCTCCACGCTCGCCGGCGGATCGACCGCGACCACCACCCGCACCGTCTCGGGCGCCGCGTCCACGCGGCAATCGTCGAGCATCGCGCGCGTCCACAGCGCCCCGCCGACATCCTCGATCAGCTCACCCTCGATCTCCTGCGCCCCAAGCCGCGTCCCGCCATATTGGTCCTCGATTGCGGCAAGGAAGCTCGGCGGCAGGTGCGGGTTGGCGCGTGACGGCCCGCGCGACACGGCGACGTCGGGCAGCGCCAGCACCTTGAGCATCAGGTCGGTCGGCTTCGGCGTCGTCGTCACCACCACGCGCGGGCGATCGCCCTGCCGCATCCCCAGCATCAGCGTGTCCCACGCGGCATTGCCGTAACGCCATTTGGCCAACTCGTCGCACCATGCCGCATGATGCTCGGGCCCGCGCAGCTGATCGGGATTGGCCGCCGAGAAGATTGCCGCGCGCGCGCCCGAGGAAAACACCAGCTCGCCGCTCGCACGGCGATAGTCGATCGGCTCGTCGATGCGCGCCACCTTGATCAGCCCCGCCTCGCCCTCGATCATCACGCGGCGCACCTCCTCGATCGTTGCGCCGACCAGCGCGATCCGTGCGTCGGGCACGCTCCGCGCGATCTCGCTGACCCATTCCGCCCCGGCGCGCGTCTTGCCGAAGCCCCGTCCCGCCTGGATCACCCAGACGCGCCAGTTGCCGTCGGGCTCGTACTGGCCCGGATGCGCCCAAAAGCTCCAGCGGCTCTCGACATTGCGCCGCTGCGGCACCGTCAGGCTGCGGAGAAAAATGCCGCGATCCTCGGGGCTCAAGCGCAGGATGCGGGTGACCACGTCCTCCGGTTCACGCTCCGGTACGTCGGTGTTTTCGGTTTCGTTCTTTTTCGTTTCGTTCACGCCACCGTCTCCGCCGCGGCTGCGCGACTGGACCCGCCCGCCGCAGCGGCGCGGTGGCGCTCGATCGCGGCGAGCTTCTTTAGGATCGCGGCGTCGGTTTCGCCGTCGCTCGCGCGTTGCGGCTTCGAGCCGCCTCGGTTTGCGCGCTGCTTGGCCGTTCCGACGACCGAGGCGCGGTGCGCCGCGAGCAGGCGCAATCCGGTGTCCACATCGATCAGATCAGCCTCGTCCGGTCGCGCGATCGGCTCGCACGCGCCGCCACCGGCCAGGACATGACCAAGCAACAGCGTCTCGATCAACTGATAGCCCTGATCGAGCGCCAGCCCCCATTCGCGCAGGAATTCCGGATCGCGCCGGCGCAGCGCATAGACCGATTTCGGATCGACGCCGATCACCGCCGCAGCCAATTTCACCTGGCACGTCGCGGCGAGCGCATCGAGGAACTCGGCCTTCATGCGGCGCGTCCAGCGCACCCTTTTGCCGGTAATGTCTCAGTTTGAATTTCGGGCTGCGATTTTACGAAGCTCGGCCCGAATGTCGGTCAAAAGGCCGATGGTGTAGAAGCCCATGGCGAACGCAACCGCCACGACCATAACTTGAACGTTCAC